CCTGGTGGCGATAAGGGCGATCCTGGCGCGCCCGGTGAACGCGGCGAAGTTGGACCGCAGGGCGAGCACGGCGAGAGCGGCCCCCAGGGTGAGCCAGGGCCGCCTGGTCCTGCTGGCGATAAGGGCGATCCTGGTGCGCCCGGTGAACGCGGCGAGCGCGGCGAAGTTGGACCGCAGGGCGAGTGCGGCGAGAGCGGCCCCCAGGGTGAGCCAGGGCCGCGTGGCCCTGCTGGCGATAAGGGCGATCCTGGCGCGCCTGGCGAGCGCGGCGAAGTTGGACCGCAGGGCGAGCGCGGCGAGATCGGCTCGCAGGGCGAGCCAGGGCCGGCTGGTCCTGCTGGAGATAAGGGCGATCCTGGCGAGCCTGGGGCGAGAGGCGAGCGCGGTGAGATGGGGCCGCAGGGCGAGCCTGGGCAGGTTGGACCGAGGGGCGAGCCAGGGCCTGCCGGTGAGAAGGGCGAGTCTGGCTTGCCCGGTGAAAAGGGCGAGCGTGGTGAAAGAGGAGAACAAGGTGAGCAAGGAAAGCAAGGCGAGAAAGGCGAGCAAGGCCCGCGCGGCGAGCAAGGCGAACGCGGTGAAAAGGGCGAGCCGGGTGCGAAAGGCGAGCCGGGGCCAGTAGGCGAACCTGGCCCGGCCGGCGCCGACGGCAAGCTGCCGAAGGTCAAGGCCTACGCCGACGGCCAGGTGCATTACGAGGGCGATGTCGTCACGCATGAAGGTACCAGCTACCAGGCACGCTGCGACACTGCCCGCGTGCCACCGCATCCGGATTGGACCTGCCTCGCGGCAGCCGGCCGTGATGCGGTGAGCCCGCGCATCTGCGGCACCTATCGCGAGGACGCGAGCTACGGCTATTTGAACATCGTCGCGCTGAACGGCTCCAGCTTCATCGCGCGCTGCGATCATCCTGGAGCCTGCCCAGGTGACGGCTGGCAGCTGATCGCCAGCGCGGGGCGGCCAGGCAAGCCCGGACCGAAAGGCGACCGAGGCGAGGCGGGCGCGCGCGGCGAGCGCGGTCTGCCCGGTTCAAGCGGGCCGACCATTCTCGCCTGGAAGATTGACCGCGAAAATTACACGCTGCAGCCGATCATGTCCGACGGCAGCGAGGTCGAGCCGGTGCCGCTGCGCGAGCTGTTCGAACAATTTCACAACGAGACGCGCTGATGGCCGACGTCACGATCAAAGTGCTGCAGGAGGCTACAAGCTACGATCTGCTGACGGTCGACGAGCTGAAGACGATGCTCAACATCCCGATCGACAACACCAGCGAAGACGAAATGCTGCAGCTGTGGATCACGCAATATTCCGACGTGATCGCGACGATGTGCAATCGCGTGTTCGGTCAGGAGAAGGTCGCGGAGACCTGGCGCGGCAACCTGCCGCCGCTGGACTGCTACCGGATCTACCTGGCGCGCTATCCGATCAAGGACGGCGACATCGAGCTGGTGGAAGCGCCGAACGGCAGCACGATCGATCCGGCCGATTGGGAATTGGAAAACGCCTCCGGCAAGCTGTCGCTGCTCGGCGGCTGGGCCGAGCCGGTCACGGTCATCTACACCGGCGGCTATTTGCTGCCCGACGATGCACCCGACGCGCTGAAGGCGGCGGCTGGGCTATTGATCCAGGCGGCACGGGTCGAAATGCAGCGAATCGCGACCAGCGGCATCCGCTCGATCGCACATCGCGAATCGCGTGTGCAGTTCTTCGATGTGACCAGCGCGCAGAGCAAGATGGGCAGCGGCCCGCTCGCGTCGGCTGCCGACACCGTAAACGCGCTGCTCTATAAGTACATGCGTATCAATGCTTAACGTTCGGATCGACGGCCTCGAGCCGCTGCTCGCCAAGCTCGACGCTTACAGTGCCCAGCTCGCCGAGCTGCGCAAGACCGTGCCGCAGGAGCTGGTGGCCTGGCAGCGCGAGGACATGCGGCGGAAATATCCGAAGATGACGGTCGACGAGCAGGACAACGGCGTGATGGCGTCGACCATGATCTGGCCGACGTCGCGAACGGCGCTGCAGGGCGGCCGGCGCCGGACCCGCGCCAAGGGCCTGCAGCCGCATCGCTACGGTATCCCGCAGCGCGGCCCGCATGGTCCGCGATCGAACCGGCCGATCCTGCGCGAAGCGCTGCGCAAACAACTGACCGAGCGGATGAACGAGCTGATCCACAGGACGTTGCAATGGCCGTCAACCTAGATGGGCTGCTGCAATCAGCGATCTTCGATTTCTGGTCCGTACCGTGCACGTTCGTGCCGCTGGCCTCGCAACCGGCCGCCGGCAGCTATGCGGGGCGCGGAATTTACAACACCTATGAAATGGACGTGCAGGGGCTCGATGGCTCGATCTACTCTGACCAGCGCACCATCTTCGATATCCGCGACAGCGAATTCTCGGTGATCCCACTGCAGAAAGATCACGTCATCATCCCGTTCGACTGCAACGGCGCGCCGCTCGGCGAATACGAGATCATCGACACCACCTCCGACGGCGGCGGCCAGACCATGCTGACAATGCGCAAGGTGCAGACCAAAACCTGATGGGCATCACCGACACGCAGAGCTATGGGCTGGTGATCCGCGACGTGTTTCATGATGCCCTGGCGCTGCGCGAGCCGTTCTTCGCCAACTACACGGTGCGCAAGACCCGCATGCTGCAGCTGCAGCCGGAGCTGCTGCCCTATCTCGGCGTCTACATCATCGACGAGCAGATGACGCCGGACGGCGACCCGAACGCGACCCAGATCCGGTTCAGCCATAACTTGCGCATCGGGTTCTCGGTGATGGTGGCGCAGAACGATCCGGCTTCGGCCGAGGTGACGATCGACGCGGCCTACTGGCGGATCATGAACCGGCTGTGGACCGATCAGTACATCATGAACCTGCTGGACACCCACAACCCGCACGACGGTAGCGAGAATCCCGACAATGTGCGAATCGAGAGTCTCACCCGGGGCTTGCGCCGGCACGTGTTCGGCAATGCCCAGCTCACCAACGAAACTCCGATCGCCGAGCTGCAGTACGACGTGACGTGCTTTTTCCGCACCATCTGGTCGCCCGACATCATCGACACGCTGGACGAAATCGATCTCCGCACCGGCGTCGAGATCGGCGACACGCAGGCCGAGATGGATCAGCGTCAGCAGTTTTACGCCAAGTATACTTTCGATCCGGTCCGACGCCGCAAGCAGAAGGAACCGCAGCCATGACCGACGTCAACATCAAGACGCACACGCCGCGAGATCGGCAGCTCTCGGCACGCAAGCAGGCGCAGCTCGATCGGCTCAAACGCGTCGCCGCCGGCCGCCGCAGGCCCGGCATTCGCGTGGTGCCGGCGAACGAGGATCTGCGCCGGGTGCTGAAACATCCGAACGGCATGGGCTTTCGTCCCGAGGGCAGCGTGGAGTGGCCTGATGACAAGTTCACGCGCAAGCGGATTGCCGAAGGCTCGGTGACGGTCGAGGAGAAGCACGACGAGCACAAGCACGACGAGCACAAACACGAGGAGCGGCACCGAGGGCAAAGGCCCAAGGGCCACGAGGACACCAACAGCGCCGCCTAACCGTGGCGCTTTTTCTTTTGAGAGGAGGCGGCGATGCCGATCAGCTTTGCGAACATTCCTGCCAATATCAAAGTGCCGCTATATTGGGTCGAAGTCGATCCCTCGATGGCCGGCTTGCCGACCATCAATCTGCGCGCGCTCCTGGTCGGGGTGATGACCACCGACGGCGACGCCGACGTCGACGTGCCGGTTCCGATCGGCAGCCAGGCGCAGGCCGATCAGCATTTCGGCCAGGGCTCCGAGCTGGCCCGCATGTTCCAGGCGTTTTACGCCAACAACTTCGCCAACGAGGTGTGGGGTCTGCCGCTGGCCGAGCCGGTCGGCGCGATGGCCGCCAAGGGCGACATCGTGGTGGGGCAGGCGGCCACCGAGGCCGGCACGATTCATCTCTACATCGCCGGCACCCATGTGCCGGTCAATATCACGCCGAGCGATACGGTTGACCTGATCGGCGACGCGATCGCCGCGGCGATCAATGGCGACCTGACGCTGCCGGTCACCGCGACATCGGCCACCGGCACCGTGACGCTGACCGCGGTGTGGAAGGGTATCAACGGCAACGACATCCAGGTTTCGCTAAATTACTACGGCGCACGCGGCGGCCAGACCTTGCCGATCGGCTGCCAGCTGACCTTGCCGGGTACCAACGGCTTCCTGACCGCTGGCGCCGGAATCCCGAAATTCGACCAGGCCATCATCAACATGGGTGAGGAGCCGTTCGAATACGTCGGGATGCCGTACAGCGACTCGGCCAGCCTCGCGGAGTGGGCAGACGAATACGGTTTCGAGGATCAAGGCCGCTGGGGCTGGCAGCGCCAGCTGTTCGGGCATGTGCTGTCAGCCAAGCGCGGCACCTATCCAGATCTGATCACGTTCGGCGGCACCCAGAACAGCGGCGTCGAAACGATCATGGCGGTCGAGGTGGCCAGCCCGTCGCCGGTGTTCGAATGGGTCGCGGCCTACACGGCCAAGGCGCAGCGCGCGCTGATCAACGATCCGACCAGGCCGCTGCAGGCCTTGACGCTGAACAAGATCAAGGCCGCGCCGATCCACCAGCGGTTTGATTTCCCGGAGCTCAATTCGCTGGCCTCCAACGGCCTCGCGATCCAGATGATCGGCGCCGACAACCAGCCGATGATCGCGCGAGAGCAGAACACCTATCAAACCAACCTCTACGGGGCGCCCGACGATGCCTACGAGCTGGTGACCACGCTGGCGACGCTGGCCAAGCTGCTGCGCAATCAGAAGCACGCGATCACCTCGAAATTCCCGCGGCACAAGCTCGCCAATGACGGCACCAAATTCGGCCCGGGCCAGGCCATCGTCACGCCCGGCATCATCAAGGGCGAGCTGATCGCGCAGTACCAGATGGATTCTTACAACGGCCTGGTGGAGGACCTGCGCAACTTCAAGCGCTACCTGCTGGTCGAACGCGATCCCAACAACCCGAACCGGGTCAACGTGCTCTATCCGCCTGACCTGATCAACCAGCTGCGCATCTTCGCCGTGCTCGCGCAGTTCAGGCTGCAGATGGACCGGGGCATCGATCTCGAAATCATCGGACCGACAGCGCCGCCGTTCCATGCCGGCTCCGCGGCGACCAGCGCATAAGGAGGGATCACCATGGCGCAAAGAATTGCAGGCATCGCTTTCCTGACCGTCGACGGCACCCAGATGGCGGTGCGCGGCAACTTCACCGTCAGCCCGTCGCCGGTCGAGCGCACCATGATCGCCGGCCAGGACGGTGTGCACGGCTATCAGGAGTTGCCGCGCGTGCCCTACATCGAGGCCGACCTGTCGACCATGCCGGGCTTCTATCTGGAGGACCTGCTGGACGAGACCGATGTCACCGTGGTGGCGCAGCTCGCCAACAACATGCAGTACACGCTGACCGGCGGCACCTGCAAAGGCGGTTTCGAGAACAACACCCGCGACGGCCAGGTCCGGGTGCGCTGGGAGGGCGTCACCTGTGAGGAGGTCGGGCTATGAACCGGCCGCAGCGCGAGGGCTTCATCGAAGCCCAGCCGGTCGCCGAGCCGGGCCTGGTCGACGTCACGCCCGACAAGGACAAGCCGGCCGAGCGCAAGCCGCGCAGCATGCCACCGCCGGAGATCGAGCCGTCGCCGGCCGAGCAGCCGGATCCGCTGGCGCAGGAGTGGCCGATCACGGTCAAGCTCCTCCACAAGCCGATCCGCAACGGCAAAGAGGAAGTGCACGAACTCGTGCTGCGCGAGCCGCGCGCTGGCGACATCAACCGTTATGGCAATCCGATCCGGATCAATGGCGACGGCGACGTCGTGATCGAGGAACGGAAAATGACCTACATGATCGCGGCGCTGTCCGGCATCCTGCCGCCGTTCATCGAGGACATGCATCCGCGCGACTGGAACAGCGTCGCCTATCGGCTGCAGCGTTTTTTTCTGCCAGATCCGGCAGCCTGGTAGGCGACGAGGACGAGATCATTCTCGACTGCTACCGGCTGGCGCGCTGGTACCACGTCAGCCCCGAAATCTTCCTGGCCATGCCGTTGAGCGAGGTCGCGCTGCATCTGTTGCGGAGCGCGCAGTGCAGCCAAGCCCAGCAACGCGCCACAAGCGATGACGACTGATGCCGACCGAACAGGAAGAACTGAAGCTCATCGTTTCGTTCGTCGACAACGCGTCGGCGGGCATCGCGAAACTGCGTCAGGAGCTGCAGCAGGCCTCATCCGGGTCGAGCCTGCAGGCATTCGATCGGATCCGACGCGAAAGCAAGGAAGTCGCGGAGGTCACCAAGGGACTCGGCACACAGATCGAGGGCGCGTTTCGCCAGCTCGGGCAGTTGCGCGCCGGGCTCGGCGCCGCCACCATCGGCATGACCGCATTCGGCTATGCGGTGATCCGGCAGATCCAGGCGATCAAGGACTACGCCGCCGGGCTCAACAACATCGCGATCGCCGCGCACCAGATCGGGGTGTCGCCAGGCACGCTGAAAAACCTCACCGAGCAATTCGAGGCGGTCGGCGTCTCGGCCAATGAGGTGGTCGCCAGCGTCGGCGCGATCCAGGGCAAGATCGCCGAGCTGCAGCGGCCCGGCAGCCAGCTGTGGCACGACATGGTGGCGGGTGCTGGCGCCGCCGGCTCGGTCGCCGCGCGCATCATGGATGAATTTCTCAAACGGCTGGCGGGCGCGCGCTCCGAAGTCGATCAGCTCAACATGATCCGCCAGGCCGGCGAGAACATCTATCAGAACCGGCTGCGCGACACTGGCAATCAGCAGGAGGCGATCGCCGCGCGCAATAGTTTCTGGGCCAAGCTCGGCTATGATGCGCGGCTCGCCGAGATCAAGCAGCTGCAGGAGATGACGGCCGAGCAGCGCAAGCGGCAGGAAGTCACCATCGAGGCTGGTCGCCAGCTCACTGTCGAGTTCGGCAAGGTCAAGCAGCTCTTTAACGAGATCGTCGACATCTCCAACAAGCCGATGCTGGAGAACCTGAAAGCCACGCTGGAATACATCGAACCGATGTTGGTGAAATTGCGCGATTTCATGGAGTGGTGGGAGAAGCACAGCGCGACGCCGCCGCCCGGATTCAGCGGGCTGAAGGAGAAGGTCGAGCCGCTGCCGCAGGGCCAGGGTGCGCCAGATTCGTTTCTGCGCCGGTTCGGCGACTGGTGGAGCGGCGGTGGCAAGCCGATCGAGGAACAGAAAAAGGCGATCGAGGACAACACCAAGAGCAACAAGGAGCTGACCGACGAGCTGAGAAAGCAGGGCTATTCGCCGATGAGCTACACCGGGGCGGGCATCGGCGGCGGGCTGCTGCAGCAGGCAGCGTTCCGGACCGCTGGCGGTGCACCGATGTTTGGCGGTGGCGGCGGCACCTGGGGCGGCGCCGGTGGTGGTGGCGGCGGTGGCGGCTGGGCCGGCTTCGGTGGCACCGGAGAAGGCACCGCTGCGGGCGCTGGGCTCGGTGCCGGCCGCGCCGGGATGCCATCGCGAGAGGGCGGCGGTGCTGCCGGCGGCGATCTGGATCGCGGCGCTTACGACAAGATGTTCGGCGGCACGCCGCTCGCCGGCCAATACGACACCGTCGTCGCGGAAGCCCGCAAGAACGGGGTTTCGCCGGCCCTGGTCGCCGGCATCATGGCGCACGAGACCGGCAAGGGCACGTCGGCAATGCTGCGCGAGCGGCTGAATCCGGCCGGCCTGATGGATCCGAAAACCAACATGATGAAGGGCCAGACCTTCGGCACCATTCAGGAGGGGATCGGCGCCGCGGCCCGCACCATTGCCAAGAATTACCAGCGCGGCGGTGGCACCATCGAAGGCATGGCCGGGATCTATGCGCCATCTGGCGCCGCCAACGATCCGCGCGGGCTGAATAAGGGCTGGAGCGCCGGGGTCAGCAAGTTTACGCAGGAGCTGACGGCACCGGGCAGCGATGTGGCGGCCGGTGGCGGTGGCGCCGGCGGGACGCCGCGCACGTATGAGCGCAGAAGGGGCGACCCTGAAGAATTCAACTATGCCGCAACGGGTGCGTTCGGCCGGCCAGGCACGAACCAGACCACGATCCAATTGAAAAACGGCAAGTCAGTCACCGTCAATGCCACGGTGGCGGATCGTTACAAGGGCTTCCTGAACGAGCTGATCGATCGCGGCTACAACGTCGAATCCGTGGGAGGTTACGCCTATCGTGGCAAACGCGGCGGTGGCGGTCTATCGATGCACGCCTATGGCGCTGCGGTCGACATCAACCCTGGCCGCAATGCGATGGGCGGCCGAACGACGGATATGCCAGGTGACGTCGAGCAGATGGCCTGGCAGCATGACCTATCGTGGGGCGGCCGGTTCGGCGATCCGATGCACTTTGAACCGATGGGGCCGCGCGCGATCGCCGCGAAACGAAAAATCCTGGAAGCGCGACAGCAGCTGAACAAGGACCAGGCGGCCCAAAAGGTCGAGGGCACCGGCAAGATCACGGTTGATGTCAACGCCCCGAAGGGCACCCGGGTCTCGGCCGAGGGCGGCGGGCTGTTCAAGCAGACTGAGATCTCGCGGCAGACCCAGATGCAGCCGGCACAGGCCGGGCCGGAAACACCGGGGATCTAAAAAAATAGCGAAGATGAAGCCACTTTCCGCGAAGGTAAAATTCGCATGAATGTTTTCGATCTGCCGTCGGCCTGGCGCGATTCGCTGATGCCGGCGGCCTATAACGGCGCCCGCTTTCATTGCGAGGCCAACGCCCGCGAAAGCGGCCGGCGCATCGTCGAGCATGAATTCCCGAAAAAAGACCTGCCCTATGCCGAGGACATGGGCCGCCACGCCCGCGAGTTCACCGTCCGCGGCTACTGCATCGTCTATCCCTACGATTCCGAGATCCTGCTGTACCGGCGCGACTACCGCACCGCGCGCAACCTGTTGATCGACGCGCTGGAGAAGGAAGGACCCGGCGTGCTGCAGCTGCCGACCCAGCCCTCGCAGATGGTGCTGTGCGCGCGTTACCGGATGACCGAAGAGGAGCGCGTCGGCGGGTTCTGCACTTTCGACATGACGTTTCTGGAGCTTGGCCTCGATCCGCAGCGCTGGGCGCCTTCGGCCGACACCGCCGATCAACTGGAAAAGTCGAGCGAGAGCTTGCGCGATGAGACCAAGCGGGTGCTGGCGCCGCCGCCTAAGGAGATCGTTGCATGAACCGGACCGACGCCCGCGAGGCCGCCGGACTGGTCGACCGCATGCTCGCCAATCTGATCGCCACGGTGCCCGGCAAGGGCCGGGCCGGATCGGACGCGCGCACCGCGATCGGCGACACCCGCACGCACGCGTTCAAGCTGTTGATCAATGATGCGATCGGGCCGCCGCTCGATGAATGCTTCGTGCTGGCGCGCCAGGCCGGTTCGACGCTGCAGCAGATCGAGACCGTGCGCCAGGCGGTCGAGGCCGAGGCGCCAGTGTCGCTCGGCGCGACGCTGCTCAAGAATGCCGGCATTCGGTTCTGCCTGGCAACGCAGGGCGCGATCATCGCGACCATGACCTTCGTCAGCCGGCAGGATGTGGCGCAGTTGAAAACCGCCCTGCAGCAGCCGTTCCAGGAGGCTGAGGAGATCGCCGCCGACGACATGGACCAGATGACGTTCCAGGCGCTGATCAAGCTGCACGCCTCGATCACCAACCACCTGGTCGAGACCGCGCGGCCGTTGCCGCGGATGCTGCGCTACGCCTTCGCCGACGTGCTGCCGACCCTGGTGATGGCCTACAAGCTCTATGACGACGCCGGCCGCGCCGACGAGCTGCGCGCCGAAAACAAGATCGTGCATCCGGCGTTCTGTCCGATCGAAGGCCAGGCGCTCTCGGTATGAACGAGCAGCGCCTCGAGATCGTCTTCGCCAGCCCGCTGCGGATTCTGCACGAAGAGGCGCCGCAGGGCCGGCGATGTCTGACGCTGGTATTCGACCGTTTCGCCGTCACCGCAGAGGGAGATCATGTCATGTACACGCTACCGGTTGACCACGCCATCAAGATGCAAGTGAGCTATTTCGATGCCGCCGGCAATCCCGCGATGGTCGATGGCGCGGTGCGCTGGCAATCGTCCGACGAGGCGATCGTCACGCTCGACGTTGATACGAGCGACAGCACGATCTGCACCGCAGTCCCGGCCGGCCAGCTCGGCCAGGTGCAGGTCGCCGCGAGCGCCGACGCCGATCTTGGCAGCGGCGTCCGCGAGGTGATCACCACCTGCGATATTTCGATCGTCGCCGGCGAAGCGGTGGTCGGCACCATCAGCCCGGTCGGCGAACCTGTCCCGATCGAGCCGATGAAGTGAAGACCGAGATCGCCGAGCTGTGGGTCAACTGCCTGAAGTTCGACGATTGGGAATCGGTCTGGGTGCAGAAGCGCTGGGCGGACAGTTTCAGCTACTTCCGTTTCACTGCCGCCGAGCGCGACACCCTGATCACCACGATGCAGGGTCCGGTGCCGGCCTGGACCAAGCTGCAGTTCAAGCCGGACGATGCCTGCGAGATCAAGCTGGCCGGCGAGCTTGCCATCACCGGCTATATCGAGGAACGCCAGGTCGCCTATAACGCCAACAGCCACGGCGTCATGCTGATCGGCAAGAGCGCGACCGCCTGGGCGGCCAGGTCCAGCGTCGACACCAAGACCGGCAGTTTCGATAACAAGAACATCGTGCAGGTCGCGCAGGAGGTGATCTCGCCCTATGGCGTCGGCCTCAAGGTGGTCGGCAGCCCGGACCTGACGCCGTTCGAGAAGCTGCAGAACGAAAAGGGCGAGCTGGTCTGGGACTTCCTCGAACGGATCGCCCGCCCGCGCGGCGTGGTGATGGGCTCGGACGCATTCGGCAACTTCCTCTTGATCGGCGAGCACACCATGCCGATCGTCACCGACCTGATCGAGGGCGTGAACATCAAGAGCATGCAATGCTCGATCAGCCACGCGCATGTGTTTCGCGAGAACCGGGTCGACGCCCAGCATCCGGCCAGCGACGACAATGCCGGCACCGCCGCCAGCGAGCTGACCTGCACAGTGTCGGGCATCACGACGCCGATCCGATCGATGCGACTGACGCCGGCTGAGCAGCCGGTGAAGACCCGGGCCGAGGTCTGCAACCGCGCCCGCTATGAAAGCATCTGGACGAACAGCACCGAGATCACCGCGACCGTTGTCGTGCAGGGCTGGCTGCGCGACGGCGAGGATCTCTGGGAGCCGGGCGATAACGTTCATGTCTATTCGCCGATGGCGATGCTCGACATGCCGATGAAGATTCAGACCGCGACCTTCACGCAGGACAGCAACAGCGGCACCTTGACGACGCTCGACATCGTTCCGCCGTGGGCGCTGCGCGATTCGATGAATTGGGACACCACCAGGCCGACGCAACCGGGCGGAGAACCGATCTAG